ATGCCGGGGGGCTTGAACGAAATTTTTGAGCGCAATAGGGTACTCACCTTCAAAGAGGCGGATGAGCTTTTGCACTCGTGCGTTCAAGCGGCTTTTCAGCGCCGGGTCACGGGCACGACCTGGAAGCAGATATTGTGATTGGGTGACAGCATTCTAAAGCTTTGGACGGCGGCTCCCAAGGAGGAATTGCAGGCGGTCAGCGAACAGGCGCTTCTTTCGCTCCCGGATGCCGCATCTATTCAGGCTGTACGGTTCGATGACACACCGCTCTATCCGGGGCCGGGGGAGGTCGTGCTTGCGTTCGGCGTCAAGCCGCTCTCGTGCCTGCAACGTGCCGGCTTGGTGCCCAAAAACCGCACAGTCACGAGTATGCGCGGACTGCCTGTCAAGGGGCCGCCGCATAGAGATGACGCGGGCGGGCTTTGTTGCGGGTATTGGTTTTTCACCTTCGATCCGCAGACGCGACACAGCGATGCGGCGAAGCCTGCCGAGATCGCATGGGACATAGCCCTGGCTGCTCGTTTTCATCGGACGGGAAGCCTGGAGCCGTCGCTTGGCAATTATGCTTGGGTCGATGATTTCAGCAGAGCGATCGGTCAGATCGAAGCGACATACGCGCGGAACTATGCGTCGGAGATCGCCGCCGGCAAGTCCCCGGAAAAGGCGGCCGTCGCGGCGGCGGTCCCGGTGGGCTGCGACACGGAGACGCTTGGCCTGGTGCCTTACATTCAGGAGGCGTGGATCATCAGCATCTCGTTCTCGGTCGCTCCCGGCATGGCCGACATGCTGCATTTCCCGAAGCAGGGCGACAAGCCGACGCGCAAGCAGCGCGCGCAAATCGAGTGGCTTCTGAACACGCCGAAGGTCAAGATCGTCGGAGCCAATTTCAAATACGATGCGATCTGGATTGAGCAGAAATGGGGCATCCGCTGTACCAATTTTCCGTTCGACACGGTGATCGTCGGTTCTTTGCTGGATGAGAACCGCAGCAACAGCCTCAGCACTCACGCGAAGATCATGACGCCTCTCGGCGGCTACGATGACAGTTTCAATCGTGAGTTCGACAAGAGCCGCATGGACCTGGTGCCGGCGGATCGCCTGGGGCGCTACCAGGGCGGGGATACGGATGCGGTGCTGCGCACGTACCATGTGCTGCGGAAGCAGTTAATGGACGACAAGGCGCTCACGCGCTTCTACGCCAAGCTGCTGCATCCGGCGGCTCGTGCGTTCGAGAGGGTCGAGCAACGCGGGGTGCTGGTCGATTACGAGAAGTTCCGCGCACTGGAGGGCGATCTGGTCGCAGCGAGCCAGCAATTGCAAACGGAGATGCTGGAGTTGATGCCCGGTCGTGTGCGCGCGAAGCATTCGGCCGAGATCGCCGATAAGCTGGCGGAGGGCAAGACGCCGTTCACGGCCAAGATCGTCAGCGATATGTTCTTTTCTGATTTGGGCTACGGTTTCAAGCCCAAGATGCAGACGGCGAAGTCCCGCAAGCCGTCCACGTCCTTCGATCATCTGATGATGTTCGCCGATTATCCGGACGCAGCGACGTTCGTTCAAAAACTGGAAGCCTACAATTCGGCGTCTAAGACGCTCTCGACCTACGTTCGCGGGTTTTTGCAGCACTTGCGGCCGGACGGCAGATTTCATCCGACATACGCGCTGTTTCGGGGGACGTTGTACATCGAAGACGACGACGCGGGCGCGCGCACGGGGCGCACGTCGGCGCGCGATCCCGCGATGCAGACCTTGCCGTTGTATACGATTTGGGCTGATCGATTGCGCGAATGTTTTCCCGCGCCTGAAGATTGGTTTTTTTTCCAGGTCGATTTCGAGCAGGGGGAATTGCGCATCGCGGCGTGTCTCGCGCATGAGCCGACGATGTTGCAGGCGTACAAGGACAACAAGGATTTACATGCGATCACGGCCGCGTACATCGTCAAGACGCCGCTCGATAAATTCTTGGAGTTGAAAAAGGCAGACCCGAAGAAATTCTCGGCGCTGCGGCAGATCGGCAAGTCGGCGAATTTTGGCCTGCTGTACGGCATGGGGGCTGCGGGCTTCGTCGCATATTGCTGGAACAGCTCCCAAACCAAGATAACCGAGGAAGATGCGGAAGCGTATCGCGCCGACTTCATGCGGCTCTATGCCGGCTTGCCGGACTGGCACGAAAGAGCGCGGCAGACGGCCCGCAGGCATGGGTTCATCCGTAGTCCGCTCGGGCGTGTGCGCCACCTTCCGCTGATTAAGTCCTATGACCAGGAAGTGAGGGCCTACGCGGAGCGGCAAGCGATCAACGCGCCTGTGCAAGCAACGCTTTCCGACCTGGCGTTGTGGGCGATTGCGCGCGTGGAGGAATTGCTGGTGCCGCACTACCCGATCCAGATTGTCGGCATGACGCATGATAGCTTGTACGGGTACGTGCCCGCTGCGAGGGCGCAGGAGCTGACATACAAGATCATCGAAGTCATGAATGAATTGCCGTATCGGCAGGTGTTTCAGTGGGAACCGGAGTTGACGTTCCCGGCGGATGGTGAGATCGGACCTAACCTTGCGAAGCTCACCAAGTTAAAGGAGTTGAAGCCGGCAGCCTAAGTCTGTTACGGTCCTGCCAGTGCTACGCTCGGGGGTTCGCATGTCAGCAAAGCCAAGCGCGCAAATTGCCGCCGCGCAGCCTGCGCCGCGCCGTTTTGAAGCCCGCATGATGTCCATCGGCAAAGCGGCTGATGATACCGGCCCGCTCGGTCGGCTCGTGCGTGGTGAGGTCAAGCAACAGTCGATAGAGTTGGAGGACGACTGGCAGGGCTATTACGAGACGGCAACGAGCCTCAACAACCAGCATTTGATTATCCAGCCGCCGTACAATTTCTACACGCTGGAATATCTCGTGGCGCACAACAACGCGCTTGGCTCCTGCGTGGACGCGATGGAGACAAATGTCGATGGCACGGGTTTTGTCATCGAAACGGAAGCAGGCACGGGCGAGCCGGACGAGGTGCAAAAGCAGGAAATCGCCAACTTGATGGACTTCTTCAATGAGGTCTATCCGGGGTCGTCGTTCATGACGCTGCGCAAGCAAGTTCGTCGCGACCTTGAGGTTCATGGCAACGCCTATATCGAAGTGCTGCGTTCGGCTGACGGCAAGCTTGTGTTTCTGCGCCGCGTCGATCCCAAAACCATGCGGCTTGTCCGGCTGGATACGCCCGTCATGGTGACGCGCAAGGTCATGCGCCTGGGCCGCGAAGTCGAATTTTCCGTCTGGATGCGGGAGCGCCGTTATGCGCAGAAGATCGACAACCGCCTGATCTACTTCAAAGAGTTCAAGGCCAGCCGCGATATTGACCGCGACACCGGGAAATGGGCGGAAAAAGGTGTGGCATTCAATGCGCAGCAGCGCGGCGGCGAGATCATCCACTTGACAAAAAACCCTGACGTGCGGACGCCCTATGGTGTGCCGGCGTGGATTGCCCAAGCGCCAAGCGTTGTGGGCAGTCGCAGCGCCGAGGAAAACAACCTGTCGTTCTTCGACAGCGGCGGCATTCCGCCGATTATGGTTTTTATCACCGGCGGCCAGATGGCCGAGAAGTCCAAGCAGGACATGGAGCGGCATTTGACCGGCCAGGCCAAGACGAAACACAAGGCGGCAGTCTTGGAGGTGTTCGGCACGGGCGGTTCATTGGAGCAGCAAGCCAATGTGAAGATCGCCGTGGAGCGGTTCGGCGCGGAGCGCCAATCGGATGCGATGTTCCTGAACTACGATCAGCGGTGCAGCGAAAACGTGCGTTCGGCATGGCGACTGCCGGCCATCTTCCTGGGCAGGACCGGGGATTACTCGTATGCGACGGCCTTCGCCAGCTTCACGGTCGGCGATGCGCAGGTGTTTCAGCCGGAGCGGGATGAGTTCGATGAGATGGTGAATTTGAAGATCATGCCGGAAATCCTGCAAAGCAATGCGATCAACGTGCCGGACAACGTCAAGAAGGCGCATACGGCGGCGCTGGCGCGCTTGCGCAAAGCGTTGCCGGCGACGGCGGAAAGCGATGCGGGCAGGATCGGCGCGACCTCGGCGACTGAGGACGCGATGGATGAGGAAACGCCGCTCTCCAAGCCGGGGCAAACCAAATACAAGTTCAGGTCTTTGCCTCTCGCGGTCAAGGACGTGACGCAGCAATTGAGGGCCGTCGAGCTTGCGGCAAGCGCCAAGGCGATTTCGCCGGAAGAAGAAATCAAGACGCTGAACGAAATCACCAATCTCAACATGCAGCATGACAAGAAGCATTACGAGCAGGCGCAACTCGATAAGCAGTTGGAAGCGGCGCAGAGGTTCGGCCTCGACGATGCCGGCGTACCGGCGGGCGCGCAGCCTGGGCAGAAAGCCGCAGGCAAGCCCGTGCCGGTTGCGAAGTCGGAGAGTTACCTGACCGATCTTTCTACGCGCTACTGGGAAGTTTGGGCCGGACGCGACCAGGAAGGCATGTCGTCGATACTCGGCGAGATGGCGCAGTTGCCGCCGTTCCAGTTCGATACGGTCATGCGCCTCACGCGCATACATGGCGGTCCCTTTGTCAAGGAAGCGGCGATCAGCGAAGCCATTTCCTTTGCCTTGGATGTCGCGAAGGTGCATCTCGACCACGTTCATTGAGCGATGAAGCTCTCCCATTTCTTGACGCTCGAAGCGCGCATGGGCG